CGTTCTAATGAACAGTTGGTTAAGGTTCTCAGCTTAAAGCAAAAAGAAAGAACAAAAGAAATCGGATTAACCGAGGAAGACAAAGCCAGCCTCTTTGATATGATACAAGGAGAAAATTGATGTCTAGAGTTAAAAAGCCCCTATCCTATCTCGATTTAGATCGGGCTAATCCAACTTCTACTCTTTTTGAGAAGCTCTTTCGAGATGCGGTAGATTACAAAAAAGAAGTAGATGATGTCTTTGAGGCGATAGTATTAACAGATCCCACTCTTGCTACGAAAGATGCAGAAAATGCGTTAAGGAATCGATTAATAACAATTCCAAAAGAAGATGCGAACAACAGAACCACATATATTTTTATAGCGAGAATAATCGGTAGAGATTCGCCACACCTATTTTTGCCTGATCCACTTGAATTTAATATAACAGACGATGAAGATTGTAAGAAAAGATATCACAATTTATTACAATTGCACACAAAAGTAACTGCCAATGCATTGAGTGTATCAGAGATGCCCGCCAAGGGAGACACCATACAGATAAGGTTGGTCAAAGGAGATTATGTTTACAAAACTGCATTCTGTAATGATTTTCTCGGCGTGACAGTTAAAGCGTCTTCAACTCCAGAAATTATAGAAAAGCTGAAAGCTAACGAGGAAAGCGCCAAAGGGGCTTTTAAATCTTCGACTCCTACCACCGCCTCTGCAAGCGAAGCTCAAAAGATAGCCTTACAGGCTGCTTACTTAGAACTATACAAAGAAATCGGACCCAATAAAATTGATGAAAAAGAAATATATAATTATTTGAGTAATGCCTTTGGATCTGCTCCCAAGTATCATAATTTGATTTTGGGGATTATGGCAAATATAAAAGCCGAGTCTGCGTATGACGCAAATATTGTATCAGGAGACAGCGGAGCCACAAAAGGTGAATCTTCAATAGGTCTTTTTCAAATGAATGTTGGCTCTAAAGGATACTATGGTGAACAGAAGCAGGGGATGCAGGGGGCGTTGATTAATAATGGGGCTGGAGACTTGAATGTCGGTGACTTGACCCAAAAAGTTCCTTATTTTGCAGGCGGCTTATTTCTAAAATCCAGAGGGATTGAAGTTATAACTCCTGATAAATTCAACGGCGATAAAGAAACAGTACGGGAATCATACGAAGCACTTATTGACTGGAAGAATCAGCTTAACTTTGCTGTCGAAGTTGTCAACAATATATTACCACAATCCACCGGCACGGTCAACGATGCTGGCGAATATATTCCCGTTAAACTCACAATAAATGATCATAGTGCCACCGCCTGGAGCGTATGGTTCCAAGTTTACTTTGAACAGCCTGCAAACATAAAATCCAGAACACCGCCATCCATCGAAGTATCAACATCATAAAGAAACAACATGCCAATATCAAAAAGAAAAAAAGTAAAAGATTTAGAAAAGCTTAGTGCTACAAAAAAAGCAAAAGCAAAAGAATTACAAGACTTAGTAGAGAAGTATCTATCCTCTGATCAAGAATCTCGACCGATAAACCAAAAAGGTAGCGGACTATATGGAACCTCTCAGATAAAGAGAGAATTGATTTATAGCAAGAGCCCCAATGAAAAAGTGATTGAGCATGATGGCTCGTTTATAACCCTTGGAGGTGACAAGGTAACTGGTATTGCATCTACAAGCACCAGCACAGATGCTGCCCGAATAGATTTGGTTGTTGGTAGAATGTCACCCTCGACTCCACCGGACGGCGACTTTGTCGATAACAGCTTTCAAGCAGACGCAGCGAGAATTTACATATCTCAACTAACAGATATAGATGCCAATTTTGGAATTGATCCCGGAAAATCAGGATTCATGAAAGCAAGATCCGGTATTGGAATTAAAGCTGATGGTGTTAGAATAATTGGCCGCGAAGGTATAAAGCTGGTTACAGGAAGAATGCAGGGCACTAATGAAAAAAACTCAGTAGATGGTAAGACTCTATCAGCACCAAAAATAGAACTCATATCGGGTAACAATACTGAAGTAAGAAAAGTGCCGCTCAGCGGATTGTCAGGTGAATCAGAGGTATATGATCCACTCCAGGGCGTGGCGATGGGACATAATGTGGTAAAAGCCCTTGAAGACATGGTGGGTATGCAGCAAGACATGATCGGTATTGTTAGAAAAGTAAAAAACCAACAAAGACTATATAATCTCGCACTTAATATTGCATGTGCAGTTCCGCCTGTAATTGGCGGACCAATTGCTGCCGGCGCCTATGCACTTTTTGTCGCAGGCGATATCAAGACAAGCCAGCAACTCTGGCAATCTTCAATTGATACATCACTTTTTGAAATCAATTATTTAACATCTTTTGGTTATCGATACATTGAAAGTCATAATGTTAAGACAACCTAGTTATTAAGAGAATAAAATGGCAAATCCTTCCCCTTTTTTACAATACCAAGACAAAAACGGCGACTTTTTAATCGACGAGTGCGAAATAAAGCTGCCGGGACCAGTAGAGAAAGTATGTCTAGATTGCGTTCCTAACCCGAAAGCACTGGTCGAGAACTGGAAATACAATCTTGGATTTCCGTTCTTGAACGAAAAGCTGTGTCTTTATCAAGTAGGTGTTAAGACGCCTCACGGAGAAACAGGCGGCGAGCAAGGCTTGGTTGATAAGTTTGAAACATACAAAGAAGAAGCCATTGAATTATTTTTAGATGAATATCAAAAGGCTACTTCATTTGAGAATATGGAAGCACTTCGTTCCGGAATAACATACGATACCCAGAAAGGGTTTGATCTGCCTGCTCGAAACAACTCTGTATTGTCCCTGCTCTACTCTGTGCCCTTTTCTGTAATTCAAAATCTAGAAGATGCAACGGACGATGACGATGAAGAAGACGAGAGAGAGCCTGTTGAGGTTACTTACCTAGCTTCTGAGTTACCAATCATCATGACTAGAGTTAGAAAAGGGTTCAATCTATACAGTAGATACGTCAAATATCATCAAATTGTTAATAGCTCTACGCTGATGTTTGACAAAACAAGAAAAGTATTTAATTTCGATAGATATGGCGATAGTGGCTTCGGAAATAGTAGCCAGATGTCAAGAGTTCTCAATGAATTAGATAGCTTTTTGAATAATCGAGGCTTCAATATTGCGGGAGCAGGCACTTTTGGTTTTGGAAAAGACAGAGTTGTTAAACTCACATTTGGTTTCAACAGGGATTACAAACTTAAAAAATTATTAGTTTACTCTATCGGCTGTAGAGAAAAGCCAAAGAAATTCAAAGGCAGAAAGCTATCTTCTTTGAACAGGAGACAGGTGTTTAAAGATCGCACCGCGATGGCGTATTTAGCATCTTTGGCAGATATAGAAAGGGACTTGACATCAAGAAAACCAAAAAACTTTATTGATTTGATTGAAGAATACACTTATCCTGATGTTTCTTTCATGAACAATGTTGAAATTGCTGAGAATGATCAAAGCTGTGTCGGTGAAGTTGTAAGAAACTCATTGCAAGGTTTGGGGCAAGATCTGTTAGATGAAGCCCTAAGTATTGGCGATGTCATTGCATATAAGTTTCACGAAAACGTCTGTAGAACTAACGAAGAAGAGACAGAACTTTTAAGAGAGTTTGGACAACTATACCAGCCTCCAGAAGAACTTGCAATTATTGGCGCCGGCAAAAAGAAAAAAAAGAAAAACAAACAAGAAAGCAAGCAAAGCAAGAATGGAATATTAAGTCGCGGCAGTCGCCAAGCTATGAAAGCTGTCGCAATGCAACAAGCTCTTGAAACCCTCGAACAAAACCCAAATGTTTATGTTCAATTATGTGGAGAAATGCTAGCTGGCACGCTTGGGGCTAATCCGAAATTAAACGTCAGAGACCTTTATGATTTCAGCTTAAGCGAAATAAAATTATGTGGTCTGTTTGATTTCTTATTGGATGCTCTTAGTTGTTTATGGGGCGGTCTTGAATTGGAACAAGCCCTACTGATAGCTGTTACAAGTGCCCTAAAGGCCATGGGTCTTGATAACTTTGGCAATCTATTTGTAGGGCTGCCCCCAGAGGAACAAGCAGCACTGGATGCTCTTGTTCAGAGAAAACTTTTTGAAGCACAACAGGCACGCCAAACAAGACAAACTGCCGCTCAAGATGAACAAAGAGATACCGTTGATTCAACTGAGCCCCGCCGTGAAGAATCAGGGTTTTTTGGCGGAACTATTGGTGATATAAGTTTTACCAGACCTTTTGAGGATCCAGTCCTATTAGAAAAGGAACAGGCTTCCAGAACGGCTGGACCATACGAGGGAACTACAGTTTCTTCAGGAATGTATGAGGCACAGGGTAACAACTATGGTCCCCGCCAAAGAATCGGCAACATGTACTCTGGTGCTGAACAGATGGCTGGACAACAATCACCTACTGCTGACACTGTTAAGAGTTTGGAAAAAAGAGCACAAGAAACATTTTCACCAGATGTGATTATGGAAGCTTACATTCTTGCTCTTGTAGAATATTACTCTGATAGGCTGCTTGATTTGGTTGATATGCTTAACGGCTTTCCAGGCGCTGAGATCATAAGCAAGATTTTAGCCACCTTTGATTGTCCTCGTCCACCGCTATTCACTCCAAGTATCATGGACTTTATCAAGGATATTGAGCTACCATTCTGTAGAAATATAGCTGATATTACATTGCCGAAACTATTTTTGCCAAAGCTGAGTGATTTGTTCAAGCTTCTTGTACAGGCTATCAAAGAAGCAATAATCGAGACAATCATAAAAATACTTCTTAAGCTTTTTGTTAAAATCTGCGAAATTCTTGGAGAGGCTATCTGTAAGGCGCTTGAAACTGCTGGTAATATTATAGGCAACCTTCCAGGCTTGATAGCTGGCAACACGACAGTAAGAGATATTGTTAGAGAATCAATTTGTGGCGAAGACGCTTCTGATCAAGATGTAGACGATTCTATCGCATCTATGTTTGAGACTCTTGGTGGTGCTGGCGGTAATCTAGCAAACAAAGACAGAGTTTTGGATTTCAACGAAGCAATCGCATCGTCATCAACCAGACAAGAAATAATTGACGCATCGCTTGGTAATGCATCGTCTGACTTTTTACAAATTGTAGACACAATTATTGATACTCAGTTTCCAGAATTTAGAGAAGCATTTTCCAACACCGATGACATCGCAAGCTTCTTTGCAAACTTTGGCAATATTCTTCCACCAGAGGTAAAGGCACAATTGGCTGAAATCTCGGCACAAACATTTGAAAATCTAGGACTACCGGCAAACCCAACTCTTTGCGCCACCCCCGATCAAATTGAAGAGTTCTGCTCAGTTAGATCTCAAATCTTAGAAGGCAGAGCATCAGACGCACAAATTGCAGCGCTATGTGAGAGACCAACCGAGGACTTTGAAGCACTTAACAATGTTTTGCAAGACGGCATACCAGCAACCCTTATGAACAACCTTGGACCAATTCAATCAGATCCTGGCTGTAGTAACGGGCTGTTCCCTTACGAACCAGAAGAGTTACAACAAGCAGCGTCAGAGGGTCTTACATCTGCGCTTGAAAACCTAAAGCTTGCTTACTCTCGCGATATGCTTGGTAACGGACCCGGCAGAAAGAACTGGGGATATCTCAACATGATTCTGTGTGACACAATGGCAAGACCATTTACAAACCACGTCCGCAGAGCAGACAACTTTGGTGGAATCATAGGGAGACGCTATGTTGACTTTTACGTGGCTTCGGGCGAGAAGAACGAAGACGAAGAGATCAACTATGCCGCAGAGAAAAAACAGAACGGAGCGTTCCCGGTTTATGTGGGCGAGTGGCAGGTACGTTACTGGAATTTGACTAGCGGACTGCTGGAAGTTAATAAGCCGTCCAATGAGTTGGGCAGTAAAAAGACGATTCGTGTTGAAACAGATGATGACATCACAGCACTCCCAGATTATGGATTCAATACAAGGATTGAGCCTACCGAAGATGGATTTAAAGTTATCAGAAGAAAAAGAAAAAAGACACCTGAATTAAGTCTCGAATACAGAGACAACCGTGGCGGAAATGGCGATGGCAATGGTAGCGTTGATTCTATGATTACAGGGCACGCCTTAAAATTCTTCTTCGGAGAGGTAAGAGAAGGCAAAAACATCAAGAATAGCAATGTTAGAGTCCTAATCAACCAGAAGTTCAACACTCCAAATTTTGGTTTTGATTTCCAACAGAGAGCGCAATCTCAGGGAGTTGAGCCGGAAGATGAAGTAGAACTCGAATCGGAGTCTAGTTCTAATATATTAAAAAACAGAAAATACGAATTCCTAGGCACGGACGAGGACTTAGATGAACTTCTAGAGCAAGTAAGAGAAACAGAACCAGATAAGTTTTTGAATTTTGAGGCATCTTTCCAAGAATTAGGAGACCAATCGCCCTTGACACTACTGCTAGCTGAATTCCTAGATATCAGCAATTCAGCCGCAAAGACATACTGGCAGACTACTGTTGAAGCGATGGCCAAGAACTTTGGTGATAAAGTTTTTCAATATTCTAATCCTTCGTTCTTATATGGCGCAAGACCAGATTTGCTTACAACTGAATTGGCAGAATATGGTGTAGTTAGGGATGGTGAGTTTGTTCTGTACTCTGACACAGATTTAACTAATGACGATTCAGTGCTGGGTATAAGTTATGATAAATTCTTAAATAAAGATAAAGCAAGAGTTCATTATTTAGACCCTGCACAATTTGGTGGCAAATACACCAACCCGCCTGTGTATGTGAAGCCTATCGACGCTGAGGGTGTTCTAGGCTTGGTTAATGTTATGTTCCCAGAACTTAGTCCTTGTAAGCCTCAAAACACAGACTTAGTTGATTTTGGAGATATTGCATCGAAAATATCAAATAGTTACAACAACTACCCAGAAGACAGAAGACTACTGGGGGATCCAGATTGTATTGTTGAGAGACCATTTGACAGAGTTCTTGATAGGTCTGCAAAAGCAGGTATTGAGGGCACTATATCAGCGGCTTGTAGAATCTATGCCTCAATGCACTTCTTGAAGACGATCAACACATTTGCAGTTTTCAAACCAGATTTCAAAACAAACCTTAGCTCTGTTTATGCTTCGTTTATTCTTGAAGATATGGAACAAAACATGAAAGACGTTCAGGGTGAGTTGGCAGAATTCTTTAACCCATTCAAGGATGACGAGTTTTGGTATGCATTCTTGGAGCAAGCAGTCCAGATCTATTTTGAAAAAATTCAATCTGGTGCGATTGTGGATGTTCCAACTGATGTTGAACAAGCTTTGGAAAGAATTGGCGCCGCCCAAAATAAGTACAAATACCCAGATCGCAAAAAACTACATAACGCCAAGAAGACAGGTAATGCCCCGTTGTTCCAAACCCTTACCCAGTTTAGAGAAGACAGGAACTTAGCTGCTGTTAAATCTGTTGAAGATGATTGCAAGATCATATTGAAAGAATACATGATAGAAGAAGTAAACTTTATAGCAAACATCTTCTACGAAAACATGGTTGCCGAGAAGTTCATCAAAGAAGATGACTACATTTCAAACATCCACTACCACATTTTTACAGAACTAACTGATGGTTCTCAACTTACACTAAATCAGCAGTTAAAAGAAATTATAGAGAACATTCCCACCGGCTCTGGACAATACACCGATGGCAATACCCTAGCACTGGAAGATGGAACTCCATATGTTGGCTATTATCATAGTCATGTGGATGATGAAGGCGATCTTGTGTTTATGGTCGGGGAAGAACATTCAGATGCTGCTCATGATTTATTGCGACCATTTGCAAATGAAGTCAAGGTAAATATGGGTGACATCAACGGAAACTTTACTAACTCTTCAAAACCTTTCAGAATTAAAAAGTATATTAAAGTCAATGGCAGTCAGCAAGATTATTCTCAAGCTGCTGTGGATAGTATAAGAGACTCTGGTGGCGATAGTCTTGTATCTGAAGTTTATCCCGGCACTCTTGAATATGTTTACGATGGCGGTATTGAAGGACGCCCAGTGGTTGGACTCAAGGGCGAACTTGGGTTAAGATATGGGCTTGAGTTTTCGACATCAACCGGAAAGGTTATAGCCAGATCAGAAATAGACGTGTTAGATTTACCATTAAGAATGTTAAAGCCCTTAGAAGGCGGTAGTAAAGAACTTCTATGTTTGGTTAACAAGCTGATTGATGATCCCAATTACAAGCTGTTTATGGAATACGCAATTCCAACCAAGCAGATTCTAGCTGCGATTGCAATTTACAATGATGTGTCATATCTTGATTCAATAGGCGAGCTTTCTAGCGGCCGCAGACGCGGTGGAGATCCAGAAGAGAAACCCGGATACAAGTTAAGTCCCGGCTCCTCAACTGGCTTGAGTAGACCAGTTCCCGGTTGGCTTCCAAAATCCGAACGAGGTGGATTTAGCCCATTTGTTCTAACTTGGGATGAATGGTCAAAACAAACATTACGAAAATCAGACACTGTTTTGAAAAAAATGTTTAAGTCATATTACTACTCAAGAGATTTTGGCAGGCAGGAGGGCGCTGATACGACCGGTGCACAGGTATTCCTGCAAGACTTGAAGGAGAAGTTCAAGTTTGCGCCCGGCGAACGAAGTGTGCCTTGGTGGCATAGAAGAACAAGTAATCCATTTGATGCGAAAGGAGCTTTGTGCGAGAGAAAAGAAGATGACTAATTATACTTTGAGGGATCTCCTATGGCTTCAATAGCTCCTAAACTACCTTTGACTATCGACTCAGTTGATGGATATACATCTATTAAAAGACTTAAGTCTTTAATCAAGCAAAATTTTAAAATGATAATCTTAACAAACCCCGGCGAAAGAGTTATGCAGCCAGAATTTGGTGTAGGGATCAAACAGTTTCTGTTTGAAAATTTCAATGATAATGTGTATGCTGATATAGATGTAAAAATAAGAGAACAGGCTGCAATTTATTTACCTGTCATAAGAATCATTAATCTACAATTTGGGACAAATTCAATGGATAGTAACGAGATTTCAATAAGAATAGAATTTTCAATACCCGACATAGCTGAAAGGGATTTACTTCAATTCACTATTTAAATCAGAGGTAACCATTTATGGACAATGATAAAAAGAAGAGTGTAGCGATAGATTACACAAACAGAGACTTTTCCTCAATAAAGAGAGATTTGACTCAAATAGCTGAACGGTTTTATCCCGATACGTTTCAGGATTTCAGTGAGGCGTCTTTCGGCTCAATGATGTTAGACGCTGTTGCATATGTTGGCGATCAGCTTTCTTTTTATCTTGACTACAATGTAAACGAATCTTTTCTTGATACTTCTTATCAGCTTGATAATATTATTCGCCACGGTAGAATAATGGGCTTTAAGAACTCTGGCAGACCTTCAGCGTATGGTACTGTGGCGATTTATGTTCTAGTCCCAGCATCTACAACGAGTCTCGGACCCGACACCAATTACATACCAGTAATTAAAAGAGGAACACGGTTTAGTAGTACCAATGGACAAAGCTACGTTTTGATTGAGGATGTTGATATGGCAGAGTCAACAAACCCAATAGTTGTTGCAAGGACGAATTCAGATACAGGCAACCCAGAACACTATGCCATAAAGTCTTACGGCAAAGTTGTTTCGGGCTTTTTTAACACAGAAAGCATCGAGATTGGTGGATTTCAAAGATTTAGAAGAGTTAATCTATCCCAACCAAATGTTTCAGAAATTATTAGTGTTTTTGATTCCGAGGGTAATGAATATTTCGAAGTTGAGAATCTATCACAAGATACTGTTTTCAAAAGTTTAACAAATAAAAATTATAAGAATGATAACGTGCCATCTGTTATGAAGCCTTTACTAGTAAACAGAAAATTTGTTACAATATTTGACAACAATGGTGTATCATTGCAATTCGGCAGTGGAGATGAATTGTCTTCAGACATTGTAGCAGAACCACAAAACTTGTCAATTGATGTTTTTGGAAAGACTTATGTTACAGATACCAGTTTTGACCCAAGCCGTCTTATTTCTAATAAGTATTATGGAATCGTCCCCCAAAACACAACCTTGACCGTATTTTACAGACAAACAAATCCCACAAATTCAAACGCCGCCGTTGGGGCAATCAACACGGTTGGTACAAAAATTATAGAATTTGAAGATGTTTCTACACTAGCGGCGGGAGAAGTATCGTTTGTTAGAAATTCTCTAGAAGTTGCAAACGAAACGCCAATAGTTGGAAACGTAACTAATCCCTCTCCTGGGGAAATAAAACAAAGAATTTACGATACGTTTCCAACACAGAATCGCGCTGTTACGCAAAGAGATTATGAAAATCTAGTGTACAGAATGCCTTCAAGTTTTGGTTCTATAAAGCGCTGTTCTGTACAGAAAGATCCTGATTCACAAAAAAGAAACCTAAATGTTTATATTTTATCCGAAAGCCCCGAGGGCAAACTAATAAATTCCAATGATACAATCAAAGAGAATGTCAAAACTTGGCTTAATCATTATCGAATGATTAATGATACAATTGATATTTTAGATCCGTTCATTATAAATTTTGGAATTAACTTCATTGTGAAACCAGAGCCACTTAGTGATAAGTTTGCTGTTCTTAATGATTGTGTTGAGGCTCTCGCAAACGAATTTTCTACGCCTCTATTTGTTGGTGAAAGTATATCAATGTCAAAGATATTTAATATTCTTAATAATGTAAGTGGTGTGAATGACACTGTGAAAGTACAGATAATAAATAAAAATACTTCTAACTATTCCAACGTGTTTTTTAGAGTATCTGAAAACATGTCGCCAGATGGAGATAGAGTTGTGTGCCCCAAGAATGCAATATTTGAAATGAAGTTCCCCCAAGTTGATATTAAAGGTAAGTTAAGATAATGGCCATAAAAAGATACAGAGCGACCGCAGACAACACAATAGCAAACGGCTATCAAGAAAATCTTGCAACTAGAGCTACGGGTTCTAACATGGGATTAGCTGATGTTAGTGAAGTATATTCCATCTATGGTAGAGAGTCTTCTACTTCATCTGAGTTGTCAAGAATACTGACACAATTTGATGTAACCTCAATATCTGCGGATCGTACTGCTGGTACTATTCCTGCATCTGGAAAAGTAAAATTTTACTTAAGACTATTCAATGCAGAAACTTCAAAAACAGTTCCCAAAGATTTTAAGTTAGTTGTTGAAGCGATTTCCCGCGCGTGGAACGAGGGTGATGGTTTAGATCTTGAAAACTATAAAGATATTGGTGTATCAAACTGGATTGATGCTGAAGAGAGAACTGCTGCCACTGCTACAATTGTAGCCTCGACCCCCGGCTCCTTATTAGGTGGGGCAACATTTACCTTAACCAATGCAGCAGGCACCACCACAACTTACAGAATAAATGGTGGAGGCTCCTATGATACTCAGGCTGGTGGTACTGCCGGTGATACTATAGATATTTTCTTTGGAGGAGCTAGCACAGTAGCTCATGTCGCAGAGGCGATAACAAAAGCAGTAAATGCTACAACAAATGCAGATATGACCGCATCAGACGATGGTACAAATGTAACCATCGTGCAAACAACCAAAGGAACCACCGGCAACAAAACAAACTCTGACGCCAGTTCCGGTTTAACATCCGTTGGTAATTTTACTGGTGCTGTAGGTCAGTGGACAACAGCAGGTGGTGATTATCATGAGGAACCCACATTTGAACAAACTTTTGAAACTGGTTTAGAAGATATGGAGCTTGATATAACTTCTTTAGTAGAGGAGTGGATTACGGGTGCCGGAGGCGGCGGCAAAACAAACTATGGTGTAGGAGTTAGACTTACATCTTCGCTTGAAACGGCTAGTGATTCTTACTATACAAAAAGATTTTTTGCAAGAGGAACCCAATATTTCTTTAAAAAACCAGTTATTGAAGCAAGATGGAACTCTTCTATACAAGACGATCGTGGAGATTTCTATTTCTCTTCTTCTATAGCTCCTGGCCCAGACAATTTAAATACAATTTACTTGTACAACTATGTTCGTGGAAGGTTGACAAATATTCCCGCTGTTGGTGCAACTGGTTCCATAATGGTTAGCCTTTACTCGGGTTCATCGGACAACACAGTACCATCTGGTTCAAAATTGATATTATATGATGGACAAGTAAACATAACTGGCGGTTTTGTATCTACAGGAATTTATAGTTGTTCTGTTGCAGTCACAGCGTCCGACACACTTTCCATCAGCACTCTATATGATGTATGGCACAGCGGCTCAGATCTAGATGAACATGCCACATCAACAGAGTACTTTACAGGTTCAATTTCTGCCGAATCCTTTGCTGCTGCTGCAAGCTCAAATGGAAACTATCGATATGTTACAAATATCAAAAACTTGAGAAATAAGTATTTCTCCGAAGAGCAAGCCCGTTTCAACGTTTATGTGAGAAACAAAAATTGGTCCCCAACTATTTACACAGTAGCGTCAACAGAAATAGAAAATACTATTATTCCAAGCGCATCGTTCAGAGTTTATAGAGTTTTGGATGGACTAAATGTTATACCACACGGCACCGGATCAGACTTGCAAACAATTCTTTCCTACGATGTTTCAGGAAACTATTTCAATCTCGACATGTCGCTTCTTGAACCGGGATACGAATATGGCATCAAACTCGCATTCTATGATTCACAGAGGCAATCTTGGATCGAGCAAGACCAAAAATTCCTATTCCGAGTAGAAGATTATGAGTATTAAAGACCTATTTGAACGTTCGACAAATTATGTTTCCGATACAGATCAAAAAGATGCCTTCTCTGATGCTGAATCGTCAAGAAATGTAAAGGCAATCTCGGAGAAGCAAAACGCTTTTGTACCTCAGATAGATTACAATGATCCACTTTCATTTGCAAGATTCGGTTCTGCCGAACTTTACTACGAGGGTGCAATAGATAGGATTATAGACTTTTACCCATATGATGGTTCTGATGCAGAATACAATGAGTTTTTTAATAAGTCACTTGATATTGAAAAGTTTATTTTTAATAATCTGTATCCTCGAACTAACGGTTATGTAAACTTCTCTAGCTCTTCTATTTCTTTGAAAGGCGGTCCTCATACGATTGCGTCTTCCACAACAAAAGGATTGTTCAAGGATCCTTATTCATCTCAGCGCGAAGCTGCAAACATTTATGATGAAAACCTTTATACCACTGAGGGATTACCTTCTGATTACGGTGAAGGCAGCAGAGAATCAAACTTAAAATGTGATTATCAAACCGGCGTAACCATTGAATTTTGGCTAAAAAACGATTTACTAGATGCAAATACAAAGCAAGCCCTTTTTCACTTAACAAACTCTGCTGGCGGCGATGAATTAACAATTTACATTAAAGGAGACTCGGGCTCTCCTTTCTTTACAACTCTCCGTGCGAATGGTAGCGACAGATTTACTGATGAAAGAATTGGTGTAACACCCGATACATCATCGATTCAACAGTGGAACCATTATGCTGTTTCATTCAAGGATACTGGCGATGGGATATCTACAAAGTTTTATGTTAATGGTATCTTAGATCAAACCAAAGTTCTTGGCGCTGGCACATTTAACCCTCCAACTCAAAAGGGAATCATTGCCCACATTGCATCTGGTTCCCATGATGAGGGTCATCTTTTCTTCTCTGGCTCCATGGACGAGTTTCGTTTTTGGAAGACCGAGAGGACAGCACAGGACATTGGAAGAAACTGGTTTGGCCAAGTTCGCGGCGGTACAAATACCGATATTAACAATACCACTCTTGGGGTTTATTACAAATTCAATGAGGGTATAACAGGCGATTCAGCTATTGATAGCGTGGTGCTGGATTATTCTGGTCGTATATCTAATGGTACATTTAGCGGATACACAACAACTTCTAGAAATACTGGCTCTGCTATCGTATCTGCTAGTGCAGCTACAAGTGAATATCTTGATCCGATTATCTACGCAACCCACCCTAGTGTGTCCAGCCTCAAGACAGACCTTTTAAATAAAGGTATTGACCATGACTTAAGGAATGGCTCTACATTTGCATCGTTTATGCCAAGTTGGATTCAAGAAGAGCACGAAGAGCTTGGCAATACAAACTTTAAGTATTTAAGCCACATAATTGGTTCATATTTTGATAAGCTCTATCTCCAAATAGAAGCTGTCTCGACATTCAAATCACCAATTTATACTAGCTCATCTTACAAGCCATTAACATTTGCCAAGCACATGCCATCATCTATGGGCTTGCAAACACCAGAAATATTTGTTGATGCAAGTGTGATGGAGAAATTCTTAAACAGAACTGACTACAGCGTTTTTGAAAACGATCTATCAGAAGTTAAAAACTTAATTTACTTAAACTTGTATAACAACATTGCTTACTTGTTCAAGTCAAAGGGAACCGAAAAGGCTGTTAGAAATGTCTTAAGGGCTTTTAATATTGACGATAAACTTGTTAGATTTAATACCTATGCAAACAACTTTACATACGAACTTGAAAACAATTTAAAAAATACTGTTGTTAGAAAATCGTCAGTAAACTTCAATAAAGCGCAAAACCTAGGCGCAGTAATATATTCTTCGGCGTCATCGGATTCAACTCAACTAGGACACATCTTAGGATCCGAGTTGTCTGTACATGAGACTCGCTATGGTATAACGTGTGAAGCCGACATAATATTTCCAAAATTTATAAGATTAATCGACCCATTTGAGAGAGATTTTACAAGAGTCTCGTTGTTTGGAATCCACTCTGCAAGCTCTAATCTACCGCAAACAGAAGTGTTCGATCCAAGCTTCTATGTTTATGCACAGCGTGATGAGGTATATTCTAAAAATGTAAAGTTTGTCCTTAGTTCTTCATTATTGTCTAACGAAATATCCAGTAGCTTATACCATGATGTATATGATAACGAAAATTGGAATCTTTCAATTAGAGTCAAGCCCGACTCAGTTGGACTAACAGGCTCAGTAGACGGTGTTTCAGAAAGTGATTATACAATTGAATTCTCTGGATACAACCAAAGACTCGGAGAGATGAGAAACATATTTAAGATAACTTCGCCTGCAAGTGTCACCGCAAATGTACAAAATTTCTTAACATCATCCAAAAGAATATTCGCAGGCGCACACAGAACAAATGTAACTGGAGCCCTACAACACCAAACAGACGTGCTGGTTACTGCAACTAGATATTGGACCAAGAGACTCGATGATGATTCACTAAAACAGCACGCTCTAGATTTTGAAAATTATGGCGTAAGTGATGCAAATAGGCATTTGTCTCCTCTTGATTCCGATAACGACAAAACTTTAAACATACATACTTTGGCTTTAAATTATGAATTTGCAAATGTAACTGCATCTGATGGAACAGGCGGCTTTACTATCACTGATATAAGTTCTGGCTCAGTTGATGGAATAAACGGCTCTTATGGTATGCTTGGCAAAATTAGTTCCTATCTATACCCCGGAGTGGGATTTGGTTTCCAAGAGAATGCCACTGATGTCGTGTTAAAACAAGAAGTTAATAGCCATCAATTTATAAATCCAGAGTTGGCCATAAGCGATAATCTTGTCCAGATTCGCACTGATGATGACAAGCTGTTTGATTCTGTCGATACAATTCCAAACTATCATCATGTTCTAGAAAAGAGCATGTATAACGCAATTTCTGAAGAGATGTTGAACTTTTTTGCAGGCGTAAATGACTTTCACAACCTCATAGGACACCCAGTTCATCAATACAGAATGAACTACAAAGGTCTTGAGAAGCTAAGAGAAATATTCTTCCGTAGAGTAACCAAGGTAACGGAGGTAGAGAAATTTGTAGAGTATTACAAATGGTTTGATGATTCCGTGTCAGAAATAATAGGACAGTTAGTTCCAGCTTCTGCGGAATATACTCCTGATATCTTAAATACAATTGAGTCTCACGTACTAGAAAGAAATAAGTATCAACATAAACTACCATTTGTTGCCATGACTTCTTCAACCGAAGGTGTTGTTTTTGGCTCTGAAGAACTTAGATACAATTGGGCTCTGAACCATGCCCCAGCCAGCGGACTACAAAGAGATAATTCTAATTGGTGGAAAGAGAGAGCAGAACGTGCGGGTATTATATCATCTGGCGATGATGACACTGATAAACAAAGAAATCAGATCAGAAGAGTTATCGGTAATGACACGAATGGTGATGTTCAAAGAAGCTTTACTTCGGCTGGCGTTAAGTACAAGAGATCAAACTTCAAGTACAGAACAATTTCAAAAGGATTTATATTTGAAAACAAAATAATAAATGAAGTAAAGGGCGGAGTAAACTTTGATCACGATAAGAATATTCATTACACATACGCAGCGTTGCACCCCGCCGGTCCTGTAAACACTGAGAACAACGTTTTCGTTCCACGAAATGTCTTAGTTGGATTTACTGAGGATCTTGTTGCGTTGGAAGATACAAGCGACCCCCCCGAAAATCCTTCTAGTAAAGTAAAAAGAAACATACTAGTGCAACATGGTCGAGACTGGGAATACGGATTGGGATACAAGAATGTAAATTCATCACTTGCTTTCCCATTCAACATAATATCTTCTTCAGTCCGTTCAGGCTATAACGCTCAAGTTATTGCCAGAGCAACTGCTAGCATTGAAATTACAAACTTGCACAATGATGTGTATGGTCCAGACATGGAGCGCCCAATGCAGGGTCCATTCACAAATTATGCTGTTGGCGGCCATCAATCTAGACATGTAAAACTAAACAAAGGCTCTGATAATTATCTAAACCGACCCGAAGCATGGAAGATCCTTCTTGGTCGCTGTGTGGGGGTTACTGGCGCAATTGGTATGGTAGGTGCAGATTATCCACACCCTGAAGCCAACGCCATAGGCGAAAATCCATATCCCATGACCGGCGCCCAAAAAGCAGTCTTTTTCCGTGATGAGCTAGCAAAGCGCCCAGTTAATATTCGCAATATAAAACATATGACTGGTTCTACTGTTCTTGGCAATTACGAGCACAACTATCAAGTCGTGCATACAGTTGGGGGACACTCCAACCCTCGGGCGTTCATTGATGAGCAGCCTACCTTACCTGCAATCGCAGAGGGTGCTGACGTTGTTAAGACCATTCTTGACCTTGAGAGAGGACAAAACTCACACTTCACTTTTGTAGATGATTACAATGACGGCTACCTCACGGGATCTGGAGAATACAAAAACAAAACTGTTATCGTAAATCGTTTCTCTGCCCCAGGGTCTATCGAGTCCATGACAAATGCATTCAAAGATTTTCGCTCCGGTGACATGTCAGTATATAACGCAGTGCCTTTCAGAAACATGACGGTGCGTCGTCCTTTCCAGGGTGTTACATCATCGATTGTTTCCCAAGATACCGGTATTAGAAACTTTGACCATACGGGTCGTGCGTTTGGTTTAGCCAATTTGGCTGCCCGCCATGCAACAAGATTTTATCGCGACTCGCATGTACAGAATGATACTGATTTTCCAAATGTGCCAAGAAATGCGCCAGATCTGAATTCCCCTGGCAAAGCTGATGACGCTTTTACAGAAGCCCCTTCGTTCCATAAAACTCATAGAAACAATTTACTTAAAATTAGAAATGCATTCAATATGTCAGCTTCTTTTGCCGGAGACTCCCTCGGTAACTCCAAGAAATTAGAATTTAATACATCAGTTACAGGCTCATCTGCAATAAACAGAAACAGCAGCATGGCAGTTGGCTTGATTGAAGATTTAACATCAAGCTTGGGCAATGGCTTATCTTTTTCTTCTTGGATACAAGCAAAGGCAGATGGAGATTCGAATGGAACAAAAAGAACAATTTACTCGATTGGCAAAGTTGAACACTCAGACGGTGGCGATCGACCTCTGATAGAATTTGGATACGAAAAGAATACTCCAAACTGTAACTTGTATGTTGAAATTGCAACAACCGATGGCGGCGGTGACAGAACTGCAAGATTTACAGCCTCAATTGCACCTTCAAGTTTGTATAGTGCAGGACCTAATCATCTTGTAGTTGGCTTTTCAGGTAAAAGTGGTAGTATGGACTTGACCCATAGTGCTAGATTTTACTTTAATGGTTTAGAGCTTTCAACAGGAACGGTCATAGTTCCAAAAGAACAATTTGATACTAGCTTTTCTCCAAATTACAACTTTAGAGGAACCTCCTTAACAAGAAATGGAACACAAATTTTTGCTGTTGGAGGAAGATCTTCAACAAATAACGTAGCTCTTGATAGAGAATTTAGCGGCTCAATAGATCAATTGACAATTTGGAAGAAAGTATTGTCACAAGATGATGTGAACTCATTGTATTCTTCTGGGACTCCAATGGTAATAACTGGTTCAAATCCTTATCTTGTGTCTTCAAGTGTTTTGCTTTCTTGGCATCCCCTTGGTGAACAAGGCGGCGACGCCGTAAATGCTTCAAACCCTGTTCAATTTTTATCGGGCACAAATAGTATTTTTACATCGTTTGCAAGCGGCTCCAACCCCAACATTGCAGATTTATTCACAGTTTCAGCAAATGATTCTGGCTCATCAAACTTCTTTTCCGATACAGATTTAGTTGGGCAAACACCAGTGCAGACTGGCTTTGTTGAAGTGCAAACTGAGGAATGTTATCAATTATATGATAACCTCAATGTGCAGCATCAAATACCGCGTTCAGATCGTCAATACTCATGGTTTGCTCATTCAATAACCCATACTGACGTATGCGAGCCAAGGTACTCCGGGTTCATGCAGTTGGACTCAACAGTATCGCCTTACTATGAAATTACAGGAAATTACTATCCATTTTTTGACTATGTATCAGGTTCCACAACGACTATCAATGGAACATTCCAAAACACCACAAGATTAAATCTTTTGTGTCACGATACGACTGGTTCAGAGATAAACACACTTGGTGCTACTCTAGTCACTAGTGGACTTGAAGATGCGGGCTCAAATCCCCTTGAATTTAATGCGCTTATCATTCGCCGTGGCGACACTTATGGATGGAACTGGCGTGCATTTAGGCAACAAGATCATCCAATCTTACATCGAGAACATAAAGAAAGCATCATAACTGTTGACAAGAATAACACTATCAAGGAATTTAGACTACCCCCTGTGTCGTTCCAAGGTCGCCCTGCTATTGTTAACATGGACCTTGACGGCGAAAACATCTCTGTAAAAACCACACACAACAATGAGAAAATATATTTCAATCAGCGCGAGTTGAATGATTTGGTTTTTGAAAAACAGGATCCAACAATCACGCCTCTTGATGAATTGATTGAAATTTCGCAACAATCTGGTTCTCAATTAAACTGGATTCATTATTCTGAGGCCATATTTCCATCCGCAAGAAACCAGTTTGTTAGTAGTTCTCGCGAGAGACTTGGATACGATAATAAATTCTGGAGAGACAATCGCGAAGAAAGAACTAATCTAGGCTCTACAGGAAGTTTCGACTTCGGCGTCGGCGCAGGCGGTTCAAACTCATTTAATCTTACCGTTAAACAAAGTAGTTGGCTCCTAGATGCTCCAGAGGATTTCTTAACAAGAGATGAAATATTCACTGCATCTAATCCCATAGTTTATAACTACTTGAGTGGAACTGCTGGTGAGTTGCAAAATAGTTATATTTTTGCACATTCTGAAGATGGCTTGGCATCAAGCACTAAAAGAGTTATTCAAGCAATTGAAAACAGGGTCTCTGCGATTCTTTCAAGAAAACAAAACTTAACGTCGCCAAACTCTGTTGTTTCTAGAACAGGATTTGCCGAAACTGGTAGTCTAGATGATTCCTTTACAGATAAAATTCAAACAAAAGGCGGCGAAGCGCTGTGGGAAGCAGGAGTCAATGCGACAATAACTATCAAACCTGGCAGTTCTTTTGAAAATAGTTCACATCCATCTCAGCCATGGTTTAACTCTTACGGTCAGTTTAAAGAAGATTTGCAACTTGTTGCAAGAGACTACGCCATTGTTCCAGAATTTAGAATTTCTGAACATATTGAAGAATATGTAAAAGGTGGAACTTTTAACAAATCTAATTTTGATACTTTTGAAATTCCTGGGACAACGATTAGTAGTTCCCAAAAAGATTTTTACAAAGACTATTCTAATTCTGATTTTTTGCGAGAATTTGCTGGTATCAAAGACAAAAGCGCTTTGAACGCAAAAGAAATAATGCTCACCTGTAAGGCAGCAGTCCGTTTCAATTCTTACAAGGGCTTTTACCCAGCACAAAGAACTCAAGATTTGGTCAGCCAGTTCTCTAGTTCATTTGCGGCAGGTTTTATTGGCAGCCTTGGTTCGAATAGACAAGGCGGTTTTGTACCTTCTGCTGCTGGAATTTATCGCCCGCTCATGCAACCACTATTTTCTCCAGGCATCCTTTACAATTCAATCAAGTCTGGTATAGCAGTTGATTACCCAATTGTAAACAACAGTGCCAGATTCCAGTCTATTAATCTCAGTGGCAGCGGCACAGGCGAAAACTATGCTCTATTTGGAACACCAAGAGCGTTTAATGTTGGTGAAATGTCTTCATCGGAAGGTGGATTTTATAATCCCGCACAGGAAAGTTTTTGGAACCTCAGAGTGCCATTTGAAACGATGGTCGAGCCTGACAAATATATTAATAAAATTGAATTTATAGATTTTGAGCCACATCCGTCCGCCTCAATAGGCGCCACTGCATCGGTTGACACATCTACATCAGATGGCATCTACGATCTGATGGCTAAAAACTTTTTTGGACAAACTGGGGACTTCTTCCTAAAAGATTCTTCATATACAAAAATTCAATCCGATCTTATACAAGATGGATTAAAATTTCAAACTGGTGAAGTATTTGGCGCTAGATTAAAGATCAGAAAATCACACAATGGAAAAAGGTTTTACAGTTTTGAATCTGGGTCTGATGGAACCAACGACGCCTTTACAGATCTTGGTGCGGTCGC